CCTGAACGCACCCGGTCAGTGCCAGCAGCGCGCCAGCAATTGCTATTTTTTTCATCATCTTTCCTGCATTCGAAGAAAAAAATATTGTGGCATTAAAGCGCTTGGGCTGCCAGCGAAGATCGACGGGGCTTAAACTTGCATCCCCATCACATGAGCATACATTTTTCATAAACGACAAAGATCGTCCAAGAGCGCAATAAATAACAGATGGTTAGAGTCGTCGAAAACATCAGTCGTCTAAGTTCACCTTAGAGCGAGTGCTGTTTTATGTCCCACCCATGCCCCACCGCCAAACTATGCGTAGCTCCTTCCAGTTTCACGAAGCCCCGCTTTACCGCCTCGCTGATTTCCATCATCATGCCCCTGTTTCAAAATCATAAAGTTTCGGTGCGCACCTGTTTTTTCTCCCTGCCCTATACTTTCAGTCTGACATCAGGCTGGAGGTTTCTATGTGTGGACGTTTTGCACAAGCCCAAACCCGTGAAGAATATCTGGCTTACCTGGCCGACGAAGGCGATCGCGACATCGCATATGACCCGGAACCGATTGAACGTTACAACGTGGCGCCAGGTACCAAAGTCCTGTTGTTGAGCGAACGTGACGAGCAGCTTCACCTCGATCCGGTGTTCTGGGGCTACGCGCCCGGGTGGTGGGATAAACAGCCGCTGATTAATGCGCGTGTCGAAACTGCTGCCACCAGCAGAATGTTTAAACCTCTCTGGCAGCATGGCCGGGCGATCTGCTTTGCTGATGGATGGTTCGAATGGAAGAAGGAAGGCGACAAGAAACAGCCATACTTCATTCACCGCGCTGACGGCCAGCCGATTTTTATGGCGGCGATCGGCAGCACACCATTCGAACGCGGTGACGAAGCGGAAGGCTTCTTGATAGTGACGTCTGCAGCTGATAAAGGCCTGGTCGACATTCACGACCGTCGGCCTCTGGTTCTGTCGCCAGAAGCGGCCCGGGAATGGATGCGTCAGGACGTTGGCGGGAAAGAAGTGGAAGAGATTATCGCCGATGGCTCTGTGCCTGCCGACAAGTTTATCTGGCACGCCGTGACGCGTGCCGTGGGAAATGTGAAGAATCAGGGGCCGGAGTTAATCGAACCGGTCACTTAACAATGAGCAGATCCGAATATCTGGTCGTATACCGCGGCGATAGCATTTCTCGCTTCATCTGCCACTGCTGCTGGATGCCCTGCCCGGCAAAATAGAGCGTGCCTTTTCCATCTTTAGCATTCAGGTGATCGAGCACTTCCATCAACCTTTCACTTCCGGCCCGCGGCGCGTTCTCGTCGAACAAGTTGAGCTGGGCCACGCCCTGGCTGAAGAAATCACCCAGCATAATGCCGGCTTTCTGGTACCGGTGCCCATCCTGCCAGATTTTGTCCAGGCACTTTACCGCGGCGTTGATGATGTCACGGGAGTCCTGAGTTGGTGTGAGTAACTTCATAGAGGCGCTGTTGCCGTAGTACGGCTCATTAAGCGCAAAGGGAGATGTCTTAACGAATGTAGAAATAAAGCGGCAATACTGATGCTCGCCGCGAAGCTTTTCAGCGCCGCGGGCTGCGTAGGAGCAAATAGCCTGGCGCATCTGCTCATAGTCGGTAACGCGTTCGCCGAATGACCGGCTGCAGACGATTTCCTGTTTAACGGGGGCAAACTCTTCCAGATCAAGACAGGGTTCGCCACGCAACTCCCGGACTGTTCGCTCGAGGATCACGTTAAAGTGTTTGCGGATAATCCATGTGCTTTGCTCTGAGAGGTCCAGAGCCGTCTTTATTCCCATGGCATTGAGCTTCTTGCTGATACGCCTGCCGACACCCCACACATCCTCCACAGGTACGATAGCTAACAATCGACGCTGACGGTCGATGTTAGACAAATCAACCACCCCACCAGTCTGGCGCTGCCATTTCTTGGCTGCGTGGTTTGCCAGCTTAGCGAGTGTTTTAGTCTGCGCTATGCCAACCCCGACAGTCAGATGCGTACGCTTCAGAACTGTCGCGCGGATCTCTTTGCCGAACTCCGTCAGGTCCCGGCAATTCCTGACGCCTGTCAGGTCGCAAAAAGCTTCGTCAATGCTGTAAATTTCGACACGGGGGCTCATTTCCTCCAGTGTCGTCATTACCCGGTTCGACATATCCGCATAAAGCTCATAGTTGCTACTGAAGCAAACAACACCGGCACGGCGGAACAACTCCTTTTGCTTGAAGAATGGCTCCCCCATGGTAATTCCAGCCGCCTTGGCCTCGGCGCTGCGCGCAATTACGCAGCCATCGTTATTCGAGAGAACGACAACCGGGCGCCCTCTTAGATCCGGCCTGAACACCGTCTCGCATGATGCGTAGAACGAATTCACATCACAGAGCGCAAACATGATCAGCTCGCCGATTTTACGATGAAAGTCACGACGCCGAACACATCGAGCGTGTCCTCGCTGCCGACGATAATCGGCGAATAAGCGCTATTCATCGGATTGAGTTGAACGGTCGGGCGGAGCTGCAGGCGCTTAACAGTGAACTCCCCTTCCACCGCGGCGATGACAATGTCACCATGCTCAGCGGTGCGTGAGCTATCTACCACCAGCAGATCGCCGTCGCTGATCCCGGCCTCGATCATCGAGTCGCCCGCGGCCTTAACGAAATACGTCGAGCTCGGGTGTGACACCAGTAACTCATTAAGATCGATGCGCTGTTCGACGTAGTCAGCTGCCGGGCTGGGAAAGCCGCATTGCACTAAGTCGCTGAAAAGCGGGATTGCAATAATTTCGCGTAATTCAGCCGGTCTGTAGAATTCCATAATGCATACCTCAAATACTGTTTTTATATACAGTAGTTTCATCTGAGGCGCTGATCAAGATGGGCATTCGTGTGTGGCTGGCTACTTCATAGCCGCTTCGTTTCTAAGCCTGTAACGCTGTTGGAATTTTGGTGTTTGTAAATTTCGGAAGAAAGAGCTTCGATTGCTCACTTTAGATACTACATGAAGGGATTTTCGTCTGTAGAAACTGGGTGAATGGTATGCGTAACTACACCAACCAGGCGAACATCATCAAGAGCCTCGCCTTCAATGGCCTCACCGTCGTCGGTAATTAGAGCGTCGCCAGCCCAATACGCATGCTGCTGGCGACCACAGAACCAGATGAGTAAAATGTCTCCGGGTTTAAACAGCGATCCATATCCAATGACGTCATATCCTTCCTGAGTTTCAACAATGCTTGCAGTTGCAGGTACGAATGACTCCGGCACCGTAACTAAGGCGTTGGATATGTCTGCTGAGCGTGGCATGTTAACCTCACAAAAAATACTGTACACACATACAGTGTATACATCACATATACATCGCGCAAGGATGCCTTAAATGGTATCCTCTTCACCTCATTTTTGTGACGACTACGGTAAGATAATATGAAGATAAATGAATTGGTTAGTGCTCTTATGAAGAGCCATGATGTGAGCTCAGAAGAAAATATTCGCAGAAAGAAAGAAAGAAATTGAAAGGCTTGATAGTGCTTTCAATGATTATTTCTTCGATGGTGGAAAAGTCGGCAGGATAGTATCAAATGCGGGGATCGCTGACGGGACAATGAGTGAATCATCCGTATTTACTTCTCTAAATAAAACAGAAATCGAAGTTAGATTGGAATTCTCTACCGTAGACTCACAGAGCAAATATCAGGAGAATTTTTTCCTACATGTTATTAATGGAGAATATGTAATCTCTGAAATGGATGGAAGCTTTTTATGTAAATCGTCTAAATTCCCTGAAAAATTATTTCAAAGAATTTTGTCACAAATTTAATACTTGGCGCATCCTTGCGCCAACTTTTACACAGCAGAAGCTACCGGGGCACCGTTAAATTCCATGCCCCATATTTCAATCTCCCATAGTGCTGTTTTTTGCCCTCCTGAAACTGCAGTCCAGTCCGCTCTTATTGACAGCCAGTCGCCCAGATCTGGGCGGCCAGAACCGTTAGCTACATCATTCGCGACAAATGGTACATCACGCAATGGCATGTTTGGAGCCACCTGGTTTGCGGTATAAAGATTTGAGATGGCTTTCTGTGATTTTGTGAACGTAAACACAGGCCAGTCAGCCACCGCGCCAGACTGGTAAGTTGGTGTGAACGTAAAAGTATCAACACCGCTCGCGGTTTTATAAAGCAACCCTTCCATTAGATGGTTAGCAAACGTCCCGCCAGTAGCCTTCAGGATCACTCTTGCTACCCCGCAGTCAAATGGCGATGCTTTGTTGTCTCGAGCCGTTCCCTTAAGCGCATCAGGCATGGGAAGCACTACAGTAGACCATGTGATCGGAGTCGGGTCGCCTGTGTTAGCACCTATAGAATCAGGGAGCATCTGTCGAATTACTCCAATATTCCCCCATTGCTGCCCACGACGCACCGGGTTTGCTTTACGCAAGTTAACTGGCCTTACGGTAAACATCTGGATAAACTGATCAGTAGGAGAAGTGCCATCTGTTTTGTTGAATATAGTTACCGTTTTCCATCCCTTTCCATACAGCGTCCCAACGAATTTCGGTTGTCCAGCCCTGGTGGAATCCTTGTTATAAAGTAGGCTATTTGCAAAACTTCCCTTAAAGCCTTGGCTTCTCTCATTATTAATCGTGATACTGTCTCGGTAATATGTTACAGAACCGCGATACCAGTCACCTGATATAACCTGTAATCCTCCATCAGCCCAACTACCAATAATATCTACCTCTAACGCCTCGCAGTCCTGATAGAAGTGATACGCCATCAGGCAAGCTTTATTATTTGCCAGAATGCCAGTAATACCTGGATTGGTGTATGCGCCACTCGCGTAGCCCAAATCGATATTCCCGCCAGGATTAGTGTATCCAATATGATTATCAGTGTTACCGCCCCAGATTTGCACTTCATGACGGATCGGCTCATAAGTATCAAGCAAGCCACCAGCTCCACACATCGAAGTTAACGCTTCCCCAATACGCGCATAACCGATTGAGTTGAAATGAAGGCTGTCACTTTGAACCGTGCCGTAGAGACGATTATAGTGGACTTCATGCGCGTCAAAAAAACGACAGCCGTAAACTTTGGCCATGTTTTTTGCCTGCTGAGCCCATATTTGGTAACCGGGGTTGCGCGCACCTTGCCCGCCAGCTCCGCAAGTCATAACCACAACCCCACAGCCCCATTTAATGAGTCGGCGGATCAGCGTTTCCATTGCCGCCATGTAACTTTCATGGGTTGCTCCAGCAGTCCCGCTGTAGTCGTTAATGCCGTACATAACGAATGCCAGGTCGCAGTTTGGGTTTGTCTGCCACAGAGGTTCGTTAACTGCCTGCTGTGCTGTATACCCTGAAATAGCCCGGTATACTGGAGTGACAGCCACGCCACACTGCTCAAGCATGAAATCAACGAAACGCTTTGGATACGTCATTGAAGCATGTGTCGCCCAGTCGCCGTTTTCCGCAGGCACTTTATCGGTCGACCCAACATCGTAACCAGCCGTGATTGAATCGCCCTGAAACAACACAGTCAAGGGCTGAAGGGTGCGTATTTTGTAATTCACAGCCGCCAGTTTCGCGATGTTTTGAGCGCGATATTCAGCACTATCATTCGCCAGCAAGAATTCCTGGACGGTACGAGTTGTGCCATCTGTATTTGTCGCACCTACCATGCCTGCCCCAGTAGGCTTTGCAAGGTCTTTGCGAAGAACGTCCGCAACATCCACGGGTTGCCATTTACCTGGACCAGTACCACCAGAAGAAGAAGGCGTTGACCCGGCAGGCACTGTTTTTGGTAGCGTGGCGAGATCATCCCATCTGTACCAGATTAACGAAGTGGTGTCCTGCAACAGATCACCGGCTACCGTCACCGTGCCGCCGCCTTGAAATGTACCTTTCAGATTCCAGCCAAGATTATATATTTGCTGCAGGACAAGTTGTTTCAGACCTTCAATTGTGTAGTGCTGTTTGCCGAAGCGATCGACATACCATTGCGCAAATGACGTAACGAACTCGTCAATTTTCCCGGCATTAAATTTCAGGTCTTGAGGCTTTTCGCTCGGAACTGGATTAATTGTTGGTGTAGTAGCCATATTTATTCCATAAAAAAACCCGGCGCAGTGGCCAGGTTATAGTGGTCGGGATGGGTCTTATTGATAAATCTGGTCGCTATACTCAGCGAGAGTTAGTGCGGTACTTCCCTTGCCGTCAGGTTGCTTGGCGGTGATGGTCCACTGCCCTGCATCGAGCTCCTGTGACGTGGCAATGACGTACCGGGAAGGCGACTGGACGTCAACACCGTCGAACAGATTAAGGTCAATGTCTGGAATGGCAGCAGTAAAGCCAAACGCGGTGTCAGAGCGCGGAGAAGCCGTGTATCTGGCTGTGGTAGCACCGGATGAATCCGTGACCTGCACAAACATGGTTCCTGAGAAGTTGATACGCTCACTCGTCTCAAAGTCATTGCCGACCCGTGACACGATGTATCCGGCCTGCTGGTTTGTGTCGTATGTGTCAGGCACCTGGACCATATCGCCAATGTTTACCCACTCCCCGTCAGCCATGGCTGTAATCTGCATGGTCATGCGGGTATAAATAAGCCTCTTGCACTCGCGCAGCGCCCGCTCGTCAGCCTGAAATCTGTTCCTGACGAACAGCATTTCGAACTTCTTCGCCTTGGCCGGTAATCCTTCGATGATGGAATTTCCCGATATCCGGTACCGGACAAAGTCCTGCTTATTGGTGTCCGGGTTACGGAACTGCACTTCAACGCCGTCATAACCGCCTGGGAGCGTCATATCGTAAGAAAGCGAGTAACCATCTGGCTTTGTGTTTGAGCGGTTGAATATTGTGGCCGCAGACGTTTTCCTGCTGTCTCGGGTGAATGACAGCACACCGTTATCGTCATAAACGGACACGCTGGCTGCGTCACAGATGGTCTCCATTCGCGAACCGAGCGACACATCCTCATCATCAAAGGTGTAATCGAAGTATCCGAGTCGCGGATCGATGGCGTCGATTTCAGCCTGAATCTGGTACAGGCCGTAAATGTCAATGCTCGACTCCGGCTGCTGACCGACAACGAGCCAGTTAAACAACGCGATATCCGCAAATTTCCGTGACGGTCGGAGCGTATAATCAACCTGCTGCGTCGTCATGTTGTAGCTGATAACGTGGCGGGTGATCAGCGCGTTGTATTTCCTGTCACGGCTTCCGGTGGCGTTCTCTGTCGCCCGGACGACTATTTTCACCAGCGTGTCATCAGGATGTACAACATTGGTCCTGACATTGATGGCATGGATCTCTTCAAGCTGAATTTTGCTGTCGCTGGCGCTGTTTGTTATGCGCTCAAGCGAGACGGCATAGCGTCCGTACCCGGCTGCAGGAGTTTGCTTATATGTCCGGTAGTAGGTCTTCGAAACGCCCTTTATCCCTTCAACAATCGCATAAGTCACCGTCTCCTCAGTGCCTGGGATCTGATTATTATCATCATCGACCTTCCACCATTTAATTTTGAAAGAGTCGTTGTGCTGCCCGGCGTAACCGGCAATCACGTGGATCCATAGCTGAGTTGACTGCACCGGGGAGATAAACGGACCTACCACAAGCGTTCCGTTATCGGCCAGGATGAATTTTGTTGTGTTGATGGTGACGCCTGATAAATCAAAGCCCGGTGCTGAAATTTTATTGAACGTGAAAGTGTAATACTTAACCGGGTTAATGACGCTTCCGTCGTCACTTTCAACGATGCTTATCATCGACCCTGAAAGCTGCACATCTTCCGTTACAGAACCACCCGGCACCGGCCTGGTTACATTGATCGTGAAAGTTACCGGGTGAGGGAGGATCAGGCCAATAAAATAGTCAAAATCAGCCTGTTTTACGATTTTCATCGCAATTTCACCGCCAGCGTAAATGCCACTTACGACGGTTGTCGCCGTCGCGCTTTCAATTGGCGTGCCTTCTTTTTCGTTTGGCCCGAGAAGTTCCTGCCCGTCAACGTCGTCAAACTGGTAGCCCTCGATGACCTGGGGGATCACTTCACCGGGCTGATAAATGGTGTAGCTTGCTCCCGCCATTGAGCCAAGATTTGTTTCAGAGAACCGCACGGAGGTTATGTCATATTTCCCCAGGCCAAAGCACATAAGCTCAGTTACGTATTTCAGCCAGGTGTTATCTGCACCGCCAGGGACATATTCAAAAACTGATTCCTGGGTGAGGTCAGGGAACGCCCTGATCTGCCCGAAGTTCTCAGGCTTAGCCTCACCATTGCGCGCAATGTTGGTCTGTCCCTTCAGGCTGTTGTTTGGTGATGTTTTGCTGTTCCCACTGGAGGCGCTTGCATTGGGTTTCGGCATCAGGCCGGCAAGAACCTTCTGCGTGAACTTGATCGGATTGAGGTGCTCGAGCGGATTGAGGATGGTACCAATCAGACCGCCGCTTTGGGGCTGGTCAAAAATGACAACCCGATCATTTTCCTGAAGAACAAAGCCCAGTTCCTCTTCAGGCTGCAGTTCTTTGCCGTTAACATTGATACGGATATCGCGGTGGAAGCTCTCCTGAGCAAGCCAGTCATAAAACACCGTCCCTGTCTCAACTACTGCCCTGTCCTTCGGCATCCCCGGGACGCGCTGAATTTCGATTACCGGCATACTGGTAAAACTCCACTCTGGTGAATAGCTTCTGAATTGTCCGTATCGCGTCAAATCTGACGTGCCCGTTTTCCCCGCGGCTGTGCAGCGCCCGGCCGTCCAGTATTAGCCCAACATGCACGGGCTGACTGCCAACCCAGGCCACGAAGATCCCTTCATCGAAAAATGTTTCGCTTCGCTGCCAGAACACGACATCAGCGTCATAGCAGGTCATGAAGTCGCGCCCGGATTCATAGTCCGCAGTCTGGTGTACCTCGATACCGAGAACATGCCGGTAATACATCACCACCAGACCCCAGCAGTCTGCTGCGTCGAAACTGCACGCCCGGTTACTCCATGGCACGCCCTCAATTTGAGAGATAAACTCGTTTCTATGCATTCTGAAGCCCAGGGTATTCTTCGACGGTGTACAGACGGCCAACGTTCCGGTTTAGCGGATTAATGCGCGTGAGGCTGCATGTGACGTCCTTGTCATCCATTGAGCAGTCATTGACATAGAGCGTCCAGGACTTGATAGCTGTGCTCATGTCAGCAGCGTCGAACTGTTGATAGGTGGCAGATATCGGCGTGATGCGCGAATGCGCCTTCCAGAGTTTCAGCTTCTGTTTAAAGTCCTGCGCCAGGCGGCTAAATTTAACCGTGCTGTCGAGTACCGGCGTATTGCTTTGCTGGCTCTCCGTAAGCTCCATCCGGCATGGAGTGAACACCTGGCCGCCGAGCGTTTTGGGGAATATCTGGTTGTTCACCAGACGCACATATCCAAACGTCTCGTTGTAGAAGGTGATCGTCTCGTAAAGTATCCGGTTCGGTCTCTGGCTCTGAAATTCTCTCAGTGTTGGCATTACGGAACCCTCGGCAGGCTTTCCGGATCACGTCCATCAGGGTAACCGGTGACGATGATATCGAGCCATGAACCCCACGGCGGCGGAAGCTCGACAATAATGTCGTCAAACTCATCATCCGAGTTAACCAGTTCTCGCGCGACAACATCTCCACTCCAGGTAAAAATGGATCCTGACTGCGACCATGTCGGCCAGGAGAGGAAATGCAGTTCCTGAACTTCAAGGCCTGTTTCGCCTGTACCGGTACCGAGGCGCATCGTGAACCACTGATTGCAGTTGTCCAGATAGTTCGGACTGCGCAACCACTGCATGAAGGCCCGATGCTGATCCCGGGTGAATATCCACGTAAGAGAGAAAGTGGTCTTCAGGTCATCGGTGACCTTCTGAAATATTGGCGCGCCGACCGTCGGCTGGTCCGTCCGAAAACCGGTATCGGTCGACGGCGTTTTTCCTTTTTGCGCCAGTGGCAGCCAGTCAGGATATGGAATTGGCATAGTTAGCTCCTTGCCTTACGTGGCGCCTGGTGATTTCGCTGTATGGCCTGACTGGCAGGACCACCGTTATCGAGGTCATAGACGAATGCATCCACCGTCCAACCCCCATTTCCGTCTGGTGTTGCCTGCGCATCTACGTTTGACGACGTATAGTTGTTGATATTGACCACTACTCCACCACCTCCGCCATTCGTCAGATCCTTATTGCTAATCACCTTTCCGTTGTCGCCGGGGATCATATACTGACTGCCATTGCTGGCCTGGTAGATTTCAGGCATGCCGCCCTCGCCTACCTGGTACATAGAGCCTGCTGATACAGGACCGCCATTTTTACGCTTGCCAGCAATGCCACCAGCCATCGCCATGGCGGCAATAACTGCACCGATACCAATGGCCGCAGCACCACCGAACGAGCCGATAGATGCCACAATGGCTGCAGGTGTCCACGCAGCAGTAGTTGCCGCAGCAGAAGAGACGCTCGCCGCGGTTGTCGTATCCGTACCAGCCACGGCCGCCGAAGTTGTGGCTGCCGTCGCTGCGATTTGGGCTGTCTGGCCCATGATGGCCGATTTAACCCACTCGACGCCCATCTGGACGAACGACTGAACAACGCTACTAAGCACCGTATTGTCGATATTACCAAGTGCTTCGTTGAGGGTTTGCGTTCCATTGATAATGCCGGTGATACTGCTGGACACCGTATTCATGGAGGTTTGCAAAGTATCTACAAATAGCTGTGTCGCCATATTTTGCTGTGACCATTCCGCCCACATTGCTGCTGTTCGCTGATCCCGATATTGCTTCTCGATTGCAGCGCGAGTGGCCTCAATTTCTGCTATTTTCTGCGGGTATAGTGCAGCGTACTGGTTAAGTGACTGCATCTGAGCCTGGAAGTTATTATCTAATCCAGCTACTGGTGATGCGGCTCCCTGTAACTGCTTATAACCTTGGTCGGCTTCTTTCCTTTTCTGGATTGAGATGGCAGCCTTTTCGTTGGCCTCACCAAGCGCTTTTGCTTCTGCCATTTGCTGTTGAGTTGCAGAGCTACCAAGAGATTGCTGTGCTCGCAGCCCAGCCTCTTCAATGCGGCGCTTCTCGATTGACTCAGTTGTCAGATCTGATTGAGCGCGAAGATTAGCGAGCTTCTGAGCTATGGACTCATCAGCCCTTTCTGCGCTCTTGGTAGCAGACGCGCTTTCCCTTGCTGCTTTGGCGTTGTCTTTTGCAGCCTGTGAGTTAGCCTCTTGTTGTTTATAGGTCTGGAGTCGGACGTTGTAGTAATCCCTGAAGGCCTTAGTGCCCGCTTTTATTCCCTGGTTTTCTGCATCTCGCCACGCCTGAGCCTTTAACTTTTCATCGCCAGTCTGCTTGGTGATGAAAAGCTCCTGCTGAGCCTGCTTGAGGGCTCTGTCCTGACTGGATGTCAGGCTGTCAGTCATTTCTCTAAGTGCTTTTAATCGCATCGACGCATCTGCGCTTGTTGAAGCAATTTCTAGCAATCTTGCCGCGTACTCGCGCGCGGTTTTTGCCCCTGACGATTGCCCATCACCAACCCTTTGAAGGGTAACTATCAGTTCATTTAATTTTGCATCTGATGGGTTTTTTGCGATATCTGACAGCTGTTTTGCGAACTCATAAGCCTGCTGATCAGTCAGGTCAAATTTACTTGCCAGCGCACCTACAGTAGCCATGATGGACTGCATTGTTGTCTGCCCAGCCTGTCCTGAAGCAGCAGCTTGCTTCATTGCCTGGCTGAAATCATCTGTAGTAATGCTCAGCGTAGACAGATAATCATTAAAGAGTTTTACGCTGGCATAACCTCCTCCAAGTGAGGATATCAACGAATCACCGAAGCCGATGAAATCTTTCGATGCCTTCTGAACTTCACTTGACACCTTCCCAAGCGCGGCGTGAAGTTCAAGCTCTGCCTGCTGACGCATCAGAGTGGCCACTTGAATATTCACCCTGGCCAAGGCTGCATACTTATCTGAAAGAGCGCCAACACCATTCTGTGAAAGAGTTATAACCTTGTCAGTGGTTTCGATTGCATCTTTAAGGGCATCGACTGCATTTTTCCCATTCCCAAGAGAGGCAACAAGTGTGCCTGCAACAACTGAACTAAGAGCGATAATAGCCCCAATAACAGCCCCTCCCGGACCAAACACACCAGCAAGTTGTGATCCCTGCTGCGCGAACGCCACTAGGGCAGATTGTCCGCCCTGCACCTGGATAATAAAGTCCTGAACCTGATAACCGGCCTGCTGCATGCTTGACTTCCAGCTGCCAGTACCTTTTGCACCATTCTCAACGCCAGTCTTCATGTCATACAGGCGGCCGGTCAATTCGCCGATCTTCTGTTTTTCTTCGTCGGTTGCTTTCGACCCGGCGCGAAGTTGGGCTGCCAGGACAGCAGCACTACGCGCTCCGTTCTCCTGCGCCTCGTCCAGCACCGCCAACTGGTTACCCAGCGCCTCGATGATGGATTCCGCGCGATTAAACTCACTGTTAGCGCCGCCGGTCCCGCTGCGAGCCTCTTCCATTGCGCGGGCAATTCCGCTCACGTTGGTGTTCAGCTTGCGCAGTTGGTTATCCATGGAGTTGGCATAACCGGCCAGTTCAGTAAAAGCGGACCCGGTTTGCGACGCGCTCTGGTCGAGGTTATCCATTCCCTTTCCGGACTGCTGGGCCGCAGAGTCCAGTTTGTCCAGAGCGTCAATGGCCTGCTTACCACCTTGCAGCAGCGGCTCAATATTGGCACTGACTTCATAAACGATGCTGCCGGCGCTCTTCTGGTCTGCCATGTCATTCTCCGGTTATTGCTTTGCTTTTGCCCTGCGCGCGGCCTGTTTAGCCAGGTAATCGTCGGCGATACTGTCGTACTCTTCGCGAGTGAATCCTTTCTGGTCCGGGTATTTCGCCGCCAGAAGCATCTGAAATTCTGTCATTGTTAACTGTGAGGCCTCGGCGCGGCTAATGCCAAAGTGGTTACGTGCCGCGCTGATGTAGTCGAAGGCTTTAAACTCTGATGTGCGCTCGCCTGTCTCGTGGCGCTGCAACTGGCGCACCCTGGCTTTCCCAACCACTCCGTGCTGCATAAGGTGCTGTGCAAGCACGATTATGTCGTTCTTCGGCATCTGGCCAGGGCGGTACACGACGCAGTGGCGCCACCCTTTCCACTCGCCAGTCATTGGTGTCAGGTCGTCATCGCAGCACGCCTGAAGCACCATCATGCATGTTGATAACAGCTTCTCAGCAGCGCGGTTGAATGACGGGTATAACCAGGCAGGAAAACGCCCCAGCGTGCCTGCGCACACCTCAATGAGCTGAGCGACATCATTACCGTGGATGGTGGCGTACGCCTGGACTATCTCTTCCGGAGTGCCGATCCTGGTCATGGCCTCGAATGAAGGTCGCAGCAGGTAATCTTTCCCGCCCTCGCGGCTGTCGCTGATAGAGATTTCGCCAATATCGGTTAAAGCTGTCATAGGCCTTCCAGTAAACAGTCATTATCAAGGGCAGCACGCCGCCCTTTGGAATGTCCGTTAAGTAACAGTAACCGTATGCACGGCCACAAAGTTGCCGTCTTCGGTGTTGATGATGATCTGCGCGCTGCCGGTGGCGACACGGTTCACCGTAACGGTGGTACCGGATGCCGTAGCAGTGGCTTTGGTTGGATCGGTTGATGCGACAGTGAAGTCTTTGTTGGTGGCGCCGGTTGGAGCGATATTCACCGTGAACGTGCTGGTACCGCCCGCCGCGCCAGTGCTGGTAGCCGGGGTTACCGTCACTCCAATCACTGCCACCGTAGTGATTTCGTTCACTTCGATGGTGCTTGCATCGCCGACTTTGAACTCGGTAGAGAACGTGACGATATCGTTGGTACCACCGTCAGAACTCAGCGCGTTAATGTTCATGTAGCCGATAAATTCGATCGGGCCGTAGTCCATGCGCACCCAGATGCCAGGCTGGCGCTTGACCTTCAGCTCGTCAGCGAAATACTTGATGAATTTGCCGACACCGTACTGGTCAAGCTTGTCCTTCTTGCGCACCTCTCCTTCAAAGCTCAGCGTGAAGTCACTGTTGGTGATGATGGTCTCGACATAGCCGCCGCCGTCATCCGCATCAGAGGTAACCGAGTTCGGGTTGAAGTCGAAGCCTTTCGACGTACCTGCAGCCAGCGCCTTCCACTCACTTTCCAGTGGCTTGACGTCCGGGCAGCCATCGGCGACTTCCAGCACGACCGCACCGCCGAACAGGCGCTCGTTCGAGTTCTGGCAATTAGCCATGTGAAACTCCTCTTTGACGTATAAAAGAAAACCCGCCTGAGCGGGTTATTTGGTTGGGATGGCTATTCGCCGTAAGTGCAGGCGAACTGCAGTCGGAAGACTATTCGCCCTTCTTCTGTGAGCACCGGCGCGGGAATTGCGCCCATGTTCTGGATGTATCCGACACACTCGTCAGCCATGGGGTTGGCCTGGACGTAATCGACGATGCGCTGCACGGCATTGAGTGCGTCTTTGCGCTTATCTTTCGCGCCGACGACGTCGACGAGGACGTGATACTCAGAGCCGAGGTCAGTTCGAATATTCGACCCGCCATTAGGCCTGAATACCATGATCGCCTTCGACAGGTCTCCCGGGTCGTCGTACATCAGTTGCTGCACCGTGAAGCCTGTCGTTAGCCCGGCGTCGCCGAACATGTTGCGCACCCGCTCGTGCATCATGGGTGTCATAGCGAAAGCTCCTTGCGCATCACCGCGTCAACGTTATCGCGCTCGTCATTCGCGCCTTTAGTCAGGAATTGAGGTTCACCATGCGGATCCCAGTAGTTGCCAGTTTCGGTCCCGCCTCCGAACTGCTGTCCGGCACGGGTAGTACCAAAGTGCGCGCGCGGCTGGCCTTTCAGCTTGCCTGACGCCTCATGGACGTACGCAGCATAGTTGGCTGAGTAGCCGATGCGACCGGTAATGAACACCCCGCCAGCGTCGATTTCACGGAACTGACTGTTAATCAGCGTGGATGTGTCGATCGGGGTGTAATAGGCCGCCCTGGTACCGATAAGTATCATCGCCGACTGCAGCGCGCGAATTACTTTGCGCCCCTTAACGTCGTTGATGACATCGTTCAGGTGCTTCTTGGCCTGGCTGATGCCCTTCACTTTGATGCCCATGATTTTCTCCAGGCAATAAAAAAGGCCGCCGTGGCGACCTGTTAATTGTGATAGTTGGCTACAGACATTCTTTAAGTCTTGCAATCAGTCTTTCAATGTCTTCTTTTTCCCAAACTGCAAACATCTGGGCTTCGTCAAACATCGAATTTCTTGTTTCAACATTAAAATCTGGGTCTACTGACCAACCCATTTTTATAGAGCGCTCTATTTCCTCTCCAGCCTCATCAATACTGTTAAAGTCAAAATCAGGTATTGATGTTTCGTAGTAATCAGCGCCCGCTACTGTTGGCCCTTTGATCTTAAGGTCAGTAATTGACGTACTACCTCCGTCTGGCGTCCAGTGGCTAATGCTGTAAACAGTATTCTCAGGGAGAGAAAGGAATGTCTGGCGGTTAACGATACGCATTTCTACCCTCTGTTAAGTAGTTGCCACACCTATACGCCAGTCAGTATCGCATAATCATCCACCAGGCGCTCGAACGTGTCGGCGTAGCGAATAACCTGCCGCACCTCGTCGGCACCGGCTACAACCGGGTCGGGCTCGGTCGATACGCCAATCAGCAGATAATCACCCGCGGCGGCCAGAGCGAACTCCGTCCAGACGGTGTTCTTCACAACGATTTCGGCGCCCAAACTGGCTAACTTTTTGCTGAGTCCGCCCTCGTAATCACAGGGAATTTGCTCAGGTTCGGCATAGCCAAGCGGATCGCCGTATTCGTCATTGCCTTCCAGCTTGCGCCAGATGGTTGCCGTGGCTTTATATGACCAGTTCGCTACCGATGACATCAGCCCTCCTTCCAGCGCAGCACTTTCGCGCCAGTCGCCCGGATGCGATCGCAGTTGATATACCACTCACCGTCCGATTTCACGTAGCCGGTAGTCTCCCGCCCGGTGTCGGTCATCACCCAGACGCGGACGAATGAACGCGGCAGCGCTTGTTTAACTGATTTGTACGTCATCACTTGTCACCGCACATGCAGCCGCCCTTCCCGATCCAGATACCAGCGAATGCCGGGGCGGCGGTAGGGTCGGCAGGAATTAGCGAGGTGGCGCAGCCGTATTTATCCAGCCCGCGCAACAGGTTAACCGAGGCCTTCCAGCGATCGGTGAACAACTGGTATCGGAACGAGCGAGACGCCCCGCTTGGTGCCGTTTGGCTGGAGATGTACTTATCCCCCTGCCCGAGCCCCATAAGCGCCAGCAGATAGAGCTGAATCAGCAACGCGGTCGATGCTGGATAATGCGCATCGAGACACTCCTGAATGCTGTTGGCCTGGTCGACGAGAGCCTGAAGAACAAAATCGGGAATGGTAATTCCCTGGCTCTCCAGATACTCCTTTGCCTGTTCGAGAGTTACCATTATCGACTCCGTGAAATACCCCGCCGGAGCGGGGCATAAAAAAAACCGCCTTAGCGGCGGCTGTTATTCAGCAGGGAAAAGCTTTTCGAGCTCACCGTCAGGTAACAGCTCACTGAGCTTTTCAGCGCCAAGGTTGCCTTTGAACTCGATGCCGAGCTCAGTCAGACGAGCCTGGATAACCTCTTTGCGGGATTTCTCACCGGTACCGGCGTCAGGCGTCGACGGGGTAAGTTCTCCGCTTGCCTCACCATTCATGAGACGAACGTTAGACTTCAGCGCCGGGTGAAGCTCTTTCAGCTCCACCACGTCGCCAACCTTCACGCCGAACCATGGGCGCACAACTTCGTATTTAGCCATGCTGTTTCCTTACGCCAGGTTAGCGCCGTAGACAACACCCGACAGACCCTGATCGTCTGCGGTGATTTGCAGACCTTCAGCAGACATAATCTGGAAGTTGTAGTTAACGTTAGGCAGTGGACGCGGCAGAGGAACAACGCCTACAGCCATACCCACCAGTGGAGAGATCACGTCACGGCGACGAACGTACGCGATAAACTCGTTACCGGTCAGCGCGAAGCTCATGCGGATTTCTTTCACCGGCGCGAACGGCAGAACAGCCTGCAACACAGTGCCGCTTACAACGCCATTGACCACGTACGGCTGCGCCAGGTTTGCCCAGATTTCCGGGGAAACCCACATCACATCGTATGCGGCAACTTTGTTCGTGCGGGCGGTAGTACCGAATGCGCCTTTACCGAAGAACGCGAAGAGCGCGGTCATGTCAGCGGTGGTCAGGTCGATATTCGCGCCACCGGCACCAGAACCGAGGTTAATCTTCTTGGTATGGCGGTGGTTCTTGATACCCTGCGCCGGGTAGGACTGCACCTGAATTTTTGAATCGCCGTTCAGGTAGTAGTTAACACGCTTCTGGTTGAACTTGCGCATCTTCGCCATCTGCGAGTCCAGCACCAGATCAATACCCACAGAGTTCAGCCCAGCAGCATGACGCCAGTTAACACCATAACCGGCAGTAAATACCGGAATTGGGTCACCGTCACTTGCGTAGTCAGTGTGATCAAAGGAGAACGGCGCCTGACCATCGATGCTCACTAACACGTCGTCAGCGATGTCGCCAACCACGTTATACAGCTTGGCGGTTTTACCAACCGGCAGCACCGTCTGAACGCCGATCAGGTCGTTCACGATTTCCATGCCAATTTCCTGATCGCGCAACTGCAGCACCTGCCGGTCAATCTCCGCCCAGAAGTCACGTGAGAAACCACCCACTGCGTTACAGGCCAGCATGTCAGGAGTCATATCAGCGCGGTTAGCAGCAATAATCGCGTCGTGCTGACGGTTCCACATGTTGCGGTTGGCCCACAACTCATTCCAGTGGCCGCCGAGGCGGGAGTTTGCCGCCAGTGTGTCTTTAGAGAAATACATGTGCGTTGTTCCTTTTGTTAAGCGCTAGCGGCGGCTACGGTGCCTACGCGCATACGCACGCGAATATAATCGGTGGTGCTGGCGGCGATGGTGTATTCATCCTGGCTGTAGCCGATCACAGAATCAGTGTCTGAAGTGGCAAGGGTGAACTGACCAGCCGTTCCCAGCTTGATCGGGCTGTCTTTTTTGTACGCACCAGGCAGGCAACGTAACGCCAGTTCACGACCTTCTTCGACGTAGTTGCCGACAGCTGAATCACCGGCAGGAATTGACTCGGTGATGGTCAGACCCTGGTGGTAACCAACATCGATGATATACAGGCGGCCCGTTAGCGCAGTGGCCTGGGCGAATTTATCGGATGAGTTGATAGTTGCCGCAGTACCAGGAAGCAGCGCGGCAGCCGTGGTGCGAGTTTCGGTCTTGTACAGAGACTGACCGTCGATATTAACGCGACGATAACGTGGCATTATTCCGGCTCCTTATTTGAAATATTCGGCTGCAGAAGGTGCGCCGGTTTCTTTGTGCTGCTGTGCATTGTTGGTGCCCAGCGGAGCAGCTTCGCCCAGGGACTTGAACATAGCGTCCAGAGGCTCGCCAGACAGCGCGTTAGCCACGATATCGCCATGAACCTTCGCAACTGCTTCGCGCTTTGCCTTCTCTTCAGCGCGGGAGTTGGCTGTCAGGGTTTCAGCGAGTTGTTTCTGATTGGCCTGCAGCGCATCAACCTTTTCCGCGAGAGGCTTAATAGCCGCTTCCGTGTTGGTCGCAACAGCCTGGCCGATCATGCTGCCGATTTGGTCCAGTTCTTCTTTGGTTAAAGGCATGTCGCCCTCCGTTTTGTGGTTTGGTGCAGGCTGTTCCTGCGGTGTGAATAGAGATTTGAATTTGTTGGCGACAACTGCCACCCAAGACTCCTGGCGCGCTACTACGGTGCCGGTATCGTCGATCGTTATCTTTCCACCATCAGCTGAATAACCATAAACCTGCGCATCGCCGCCATTTCGCACGACCACCACCTGCGAGTCAGTGAAGTCAGCAACCCAGGCATATTCATCAGTTCCCGGCGCAAACTTCGCCTTGGCTGCGCGATCGAGACGCTGCTCGCGCTCCCGGTAGGATTCGCCAACCAGCGCGCCTGAGTTCGCCTTTAGAGGCTGAGCCAGATCGGCATTCACCATCAGGCCAACGCCCTGCTCAGGGGTGGCGGCTCCGATTTCGTGCAACAGGATCGCGTCGTGGTCCATGCCGTGGATATCTGCTACCCACTCGGCACCCGTTGCGCGCTGCTGATCGTTCGGCTCAAGCTGATCGAGGAAAGCGGCCACGCTGGTATGAATCGGCGGAACGTCTTCGCCTCGTTCAATCGCGGCCACGCGCTCAAGCAGTTCTTTTCCGCCTTCCGACTCACTGGCGCGGGCCACATCTACCCACTTTTCGAGGTATATACGATTACCGGACTTCTTAACGTTGCGGTTCCACGCGCCGATATGGCCTGCGTTAATCCCCTCAGGCGAGAAAGCAGACACGAACTGACCGTTAACCTGAGGATGGCCCAGCGGCGCCAGAGTGCCTTCCAGGCCCTTATAGTGGGCGTCGATTTGCTCTTGCGTGTACAAGCCGCCATTCATGACGACGTTCGCAGGAAGTGTGTAACTCGGCAGCACCAGATGCTCACGCCCGTTGTATGTTTCGCGCCGGATAGATTGGCTGTTCACCTTCGTGGTGATGTTGACCTGCATAGGCATAGTTATTTCTCCGCCCAGGCGTAACCGCGCGCCTGCATCGATTTATATTCCTGTTTGAGTTTCGTGATGGTGTCCGGGTATTCCGGTTTACCGTCCGCATCCACCAGCACCGACTGCTGGCTGCATTTGCAGTTGATGGAGTTGCCATCTTTGCTGTACCAGTCGCGGACCTCTTCGTTGGTGTAGAGGTGGGCGTGGCGCACTGCGTGGGTATGTCGCGTTGTCGGTGACAGCGCCGAGATGTGAACCAGCAGCGTTTTCAGGCCGAAGAGGTCATTCGCCTCCTGGTCTTCATCCCACTTAGCCCGGCGCAGCGCGGTAGTCACTTCAGTGCGTGCTATACGGTTTGCCCGGCGCTTCTCAATTCCTGTCTGGTCTGTCAGGTTGCGGGCAATATCTAGCGGATTAAGCCCACGCCCCACCCCATCGGTCAGCACTCGCGCCATGTCGCGCTTAACGTCAGCAGTAAGCCCCTTCATTTCCTCAAACACGCGGGCATGCACCAGCGCCATACGTTGCTGGTACGGGTCGCTTGCGAGGATAGACGCCAGTGATTCGCGCCCGGCGGCATACACCGGAGACTGCTGGCTGAGGTTATAGAACGACTGCCCGGTCCCTTTCTCCGACGCAAGATCGATGTACTCGTAAAACCACAGGTCGTAATCGCCACCTTCAAGCAGGACCTGATCTACCAGGTAGCTGGCATCGTTCAGGATGATGGAGAGTAACGTTGGGTTTAGCTGGTATTCGTATCTGGCGTTTACTGCGAGGGAGGAAGGTATTTTGTCGAGTGCTGATTTGTACGCCTTGCCAATCTTATTCAGCCGCCTGGCGAAGTCTTTCATTGCCCGGCGTTCCAGCGCATCGGCTCCGGTCGGATCCTGATAGTTACGCGGCAGAATCGGTGGCTTCGTCTTCTTCGTTGCCATCCTCTTCTCCTAGCGGCTCTTCGTCGTCATTGTCATAGCCCGCTGCTGTGCGAATCTCTTCACGGCTGAATGCTGGTTCGTCGCCGCTACCCTGCATGGTCTGGTTAATCTCTCCCATGGTCTTAGAATTGGTCAGCTTCTCAGTACCGGTTTGTTCGTTTAGGTCATCCCAGATAACGGCTTTCTGACTGACTGAATCGACGATCTGCAGGTCGATAAGCTTGTCGCAAAAGTCCTCTATCTCGAAAGCTAGGTCTACGCGGCGCGACTGGCAGCGAGCGTTCATATACTTCTGATCTTCAGTGCTCGCCCTTTCTCCAGTTTGCATCCCTACCAGTATTTTTACAGGTTCATCGACAGAAGCTGCAAAGGTCTGGAGGTTCACATTATATGTAGCTGTCGGATCGGCTACGGCCGTCACGAGCGGTGTAACTGTAGCCCCTTGCGTGGTCATCAAAACATCGTTACCACGGTTGATCTCTCCAGCTACTTCGTTAAATTTCTCCTGAAGTTCATCAATGCTCACGCCATAAAGCGACGCGAGATTATTGAAGTCGATTTCCTTTTCAAAATTGACGTTGAGCTGTCGCGCTGCGTTCTTCAGGAACGACTCACCAGAACCACCTTCCACTTTTTCAAGGCTAACAGCTGCGTTGTAACCTGGCTCAAGGAAGCCAATGGCATCGTCTGAGTAGTCACCAAGAATAAAAACGCGATCGGGGTGGATATTGACGCGGCGGTTTGAACCATTCGGCAACCGCTCGGCGTACTGCCACATCTTTGGCTGACCGTACGTCTTAGAGTTCAGTCCCGTGTCCCACTCACCGACTGTCAGAGATCCAGCCCAGGCGACAGTTACCTTTTGAAGCCCTCGGCCTTTGGTTACCGGAAGATTCCAGTCTTTTTCGTCGCGGACATGAAGAAGAATGCCTGCATATCGACCAACAAGACGACGCCGGTCCGCCTCAGAGAATGAACGCCAGAATCGGTTGGTGAATACCTGTTTGGCCTTTTTCTCCCAGGCGGTCTCTTTGCGCTTTTTGTCTGCCTGCTCGCCCTCGATGATTTCCGGGTTCGTCTGCCAGCACTTGCCAACCAACTTCTCTACTGCGCCGTGGGCTATGCCACCGCGGCGGTACAGGGCATAGAGGTTTTCGTAGGTAACCTGCTCAGGGAAGCCATACTCGCACCAGGCGGAGTGGCGCTTATTGTCCAGCCCCATTGTTGGCGCCATCAGCCCCATACGGGCGCGCGCCATCCGCGCATCGTTCAACGCATGGTTGACGGCGAGAGTTAATTTGTCAGTCATGGTTTGTCCGTTGGTGGGATTTAGGGCAATAAAAAAGGCCGCGGTAGCGACCTGTCATGTTGATGTTTAACTTTATTCGTAATCTTCTGGCTGGTAGCCTTGGTATTCGAGCCAACCTAAAACGCTGCTCTTAGCTAATTCCTCGTTTTCTGCTTCTGCGGAATACGAATGCACACCCTTACCACGGCCCTTATTAAGAGTGACGGTAACCTTAACAAGGCCGGACTGACTGTTCAAATCTGTCTGAAAACTCATGATTCCCTCCCAAATGAGAACAGTCAGAATGCCATGTGATCATAATAATTTCTACGCCATTACCGACCTTGTAACCTTTTGGGAATCATCATCCCGGCCATCTGTCCCTTGCGCTTAATGTGTCCGTCAAGGCTGTAGCGGATGCCGTCCCAGCAGTGTTCGTAACCGTCGGCCAACTTCGGTAACACCTCACCCGTGATACGGTCCGTTTTGTATGACCACATGCGGGCCTCACGCGCTACGTTCTTGCAACGTGGATGGATAATGATTTCGTCGAAGCCGCGAAGGTGTGCGATTCCGTCCTCGACACTTCCTTGCCATTTTTCGGCAGCCGAGATGTTGAAGCCCTGCCGCTTGAGATAGCTGATTGTCTCAGGTCGTGCGGAGTCGGCCTTGATGGGCCAGTCACGCGATCCGGGAATTGTGTCGTATAGCTCTGGCATGTGGTCGAGCTCTGTCTGCTGACCGTATGCCTCGTACTCGATGTACAGCCGGTTGTGCAGGATGAACGAGCGCACCAGCGTGTTAGGGTCTTTGGCGAAACCGAAGTCTGCACCGAAGAACAAACGCTCGGCTTCTTTCCAGAGGTTATCCGAGAACTCAGCAATTCGGTATTTTCCGGCCAGCACCTGCTTATCTGAGTTTTCGAGGTAAGCACCTTCCCAAACCCATGCGTATGTTGCCGGGTCAAGACGGCGCTGATCGTTCTGTCGCTCACCTTCAAGCACGTCCGGGAACCACGGGTTATCCGTATAGTTCATCTCAACGGTGATGCAGTCGTCACCAGCTTCTTTGCGGAAACGCTTATCCGTGGCGCTACCGTCGCGCTCCGGGTTCCACGTTACCCAAATCTCTGAGCCTTCTTCACGAACTGTCGGGCTCAGCTTCTGCCAGGCTATTTCGCTGACAGATTCAGCCTCATCAACCCAGCACAGCAGAATGCGCGCTTTCGACTTGATGCTGTCGAGGTTGTGCCGCAGACCACAAAAGACATAGTTAACACTCTTGTCGATGGTGCGGATGTACTTCTCGCCGATATCAAAGTTGGAAGCCAGCCAGGGAACAGACAGGATCGCCTGTTTCACCTCCTGCATACTCGACTCTTCCAGAGAGTTCATGAACTCACGCGCGCAGAGCACCACGCCGCTCTCGCCGTTCATCATCGACTGATACGCCTTTACGGCAGTCATCAGGGCGAATGTGCGTGTCTTGGCGCTGCCACGTCCACCGTGCGAGCACCGGTAACGCTTATTCACGGCAGTGAACAGTGGCGCAAGCTTAGCGGGGATTGACAGTTGAACGGCGTTACTCATGCTTTCGGCTCAACGGGGAGTAACTGGATGATGGTCGGCTGCGGAGTCATGGTTCCGTCCGGGCTGGTGTGCTCGACCTTCTGTTTGTTGCTGTACGCGTCGCCAACCTCTTTGGCGGCCTGCTCCATCAGAGAAGCAGCCAGCGCCATGTTTCGCATGCTCTCGGCTTTCGTCATCATCCGGTCAAGCGCACGGAGACGATAGGCTTTGTTGGCGATCGGGATGTCGCTTAATTCGGTCTGGAAGCGCTTACGGGTTTCGTGGAATAACTCAACCCATTTCTGCGCCAGCCCCCTGCCGTTTGCTTTCGTCGGGTCGTGGGATTCGACCTGTTGACGAGTGATGCTCAGGCCAAATTCTTTTTTGACCAGCTCAACCACCTGAGATGGGGTATCGAAGCAGGCAAGGGACTGAACGATGAAGGCTTTGACCTCACCTTTCAGTGTCGCCATGGATTACCTGCCTGTCATAATCAGTCATATTGTTAGGCCAGCTTTAACATGCATGTACCGCATGACCTGTCTATATCGATGTGAGCCACTTCTGCTGGCGCATTGGCCGCATCCACAAGCTCCTGTACTTCTTTGCTGGCACCGTATCGACGTACGACACCAGTGAATTCTTCGACGTCGTGGCCGCGCAATGTTAGCACCGGCTGCCCAGTCTCTTTGTTGAACTTAGGCGCGCCGAAATCATCGGTGGCCTGGGCGATGTGGTAAAGCTCATGCTCTACCAGCGCGCAGAATTCGAGGTCACTGCATTGTGAGCAGTAATCGGCTGCCAGCGTGATAATGAATTTCGGTATGCGCCCGAACCATTCATACATCTGCTGTTCCATTCTGGCTTTCTGCCAGCCACCGGCGCGGAGCATGACCTGCTCAGCCTGGCCTAGAACGTAGCGCCCTTTCTTCGCGAATGAGTCAGTCGCCCACATGAAGCAGAGATCGGCCTCTAACAGGTGTCCGTGGTCAGGGTTATGGATGCTGCCGGTATCGCTGATGATTTGGCGGTCTACCCACTCATGCACTTCATTAGCGGGAATAAGCCGGGTGTATGGCTGCCTGCTATCGGAGTCGATGAAGTTAACTGGCGGATATGGCCTGCGCTCGTCATCATTAGCCATTGGCAGCTCCGTTCATTCGAACAATATTTAATGTGATTTACTCCTCATGATTTGCTCAAAATCACTAAATAATTCCTACTTTTAGTCGATTATTGAAGAGTTTTCATAAGGAGGAACTATGGGTATTGAAGAGAATTTGCTCGAGACACTGTTAAAGAATGATGTTTTCCATAACGAGGACGGAAAAGTATCAGGCATTGCTAAGCTTGCTATCGACAAAGGATATGCAACTTTATCACCAGCACAAAAGAGAGTATTACAACCGTTTATGAGTCATGGTTGTGAGGGTTATACCGATCCTGGTGGACATCACAACGGTTGCGGAAAAGTTCTGGAAGGTGCAGAGCTTGATGAAGCTTATGAGCACACATGGGAGCATGGCGGCTTACTCTGCGAAGACTGTCGCGAACAAAGTGGTTATGACGATTACCGTCGTGAGAAATTTATGAAAGACTAATATTCCGGCCTATCTCAAGGTAGGCCTTTTAACTTCTTGCCGTTCTTTACTCATTTTATTCTTCTAATGGCTGTTCGGCTTGCTCTGCCGGCACTGGCGTGAACTTCATGCGTTTAACATCAGCTGGAATAAAGTACAACCACTCGCCCGTCTCGGTCGCCAGCGGCACAAAGCCATTAACCAGCTCAGGCTGACGTCGTGACATCTTGCCAGTGAAGGTTTCGCCTGTTTGGGTGGTCAACGTAATTTGGTAGATGTCGGACATCGTGATATACCTTATTTTGTAATTAATATCTCCCTATACAACAGTAGGTAATGCGTCGAGTTTTAACCAAACCCTGATTGTGGATAAACGTTCGGTTATACCAACTCAGGGATAAGACATCTAACATTGCCTTAACACATCAATTTTTTGGAGAGATCACAATGAGCAAAGAACCCGATAAATCAAATGATCCAAGAAAAACCATTGGAATGAATGGTGGGATTATGGATAACTGCATCCTTGAAAATATTCATTTTGATGGTTACGACACGGTTTTCAATGTCGAAACCATGACCAATAGTACTATAAAAAATCTGACGGCAAGATCTTCTGAGTCTGTAAAGCTTTATGCTTCTATTAGAGATAGCATCATTACCTCCACTTCTACTGATCATGAAGCTAAAACTAAGATTGCAAATGCCCTAGATGAAGTGGAGAAGGCGGAAAAAAGTTCATTCTTAGAAAAATATGCAACTCTTATTGAGTGCCTTAAAAACCATGTTGAGCTTTACCAGGCTGTTCAGCCATGGATAGCACGATTGGGTGTAATATTTTTGAGCGGTCAGTAATTTAATTTTACTAACATTGAGGAAATGCTATTTCAGGCACTGCTCTTTGATGTAGTCCTGCATGCCGCGAATCATTTTGTCAGCGGTTGCGATTCCGTCCCGGTGATCGAAATAATTCCGTCGAGCGTCTGGAGTAAGTTCGGGGGCTCCTGCATCATCCACGCCGGTGGCGGAGGTGGCTTTTGACACGCCAGGGCAGGTTGCGGCGATGCGCAGCCGTTTAGCGCCAGAATCGACATCCCGACGCAAATCGCTAATGGTCTTTTTCGCATCGTACAATTCCTTCGTGTATCTGGCATCCAGAGCAGCGACATCACGCTGGCGGGTCTGCATGTCTTTGATGGTGGCGTTAGCCAGGCTGAGTTTCTCAGTGGCTTTGTCGCGCTGGTCTTTGTAGGTGATGGCGTTGTCGCGGTAGTGATTAATCGCCCAGGCCATGGAAACCAGCAGGCAGATAACGACAGCGCAGAAGATTGCTGTTAATCGGCTCATTTCTGGCCCCACTCGCAGACTTCACGCTCAATCTCGCGCCGGGTCATCAACCCTTTCCACTGTTTGCCGCCGGCATACGTCCAGCGCTGCAGTTCTTTGCAGGCGCCGGACACATCACCGGAGTTCAGCTTCTTCAGCAGCGTGGAGCTGGCGAAAGCGCCAGAGCCAACGTTATAAGTGAAGGAGTAAAGTGCAGCACGGGTAGGTTCAGGGATGCGAACCTTGATCAGCGGGTCAATGGCGTTTGCCACCTTCCGCAGATCTGCCTTCAGCAGGTTGTCGCACTCTTTATCGGTGTAGCGGTGACCGCGGCGAATGTCGGCACCGGTGTGCCCATCGCAAACAGTCCATACACCGACGACATCCCGATAGGCGTAATAGCGGCGACCTTCCAGGCCATCAGCGTTGCCCAGCATTACAGCTGCAATAGTTATAGCGCCGGATCCGCCAAGAATGGCACCCACCAGTTTATTCCTGAGTGTCGGGTTCATCTCGGCTCCTGCTGCGGCGGTTGTCTTCGCGGATCTTGAAATACAGATTCGTCAGGTACGTCAGTACGGCAATGATGATACCCACCAGCACGCCGATCGCATTCCACTGCTCGGGGCTGTAGGCATTCAACATTCCGTTGAGGATGCTCCCGGCTGAAGCACCATAGGCTGCACCAGTGGTTATTTTTTCCATTCGATACATGCTCTCACCTCGCGTTATTTGCGGGTGCTGTTCGTGTAGTAGGAAAGGCCGTCAGACACGATAGCTACGGGGCATCTGGAATTGATTGTCTGCGGCCTGAATAAAACCCGGCGACAGGCCGGGAATATGAGGGTGTGGCAATGTCGGCTCTTCGGCCTAAGGGTCCCAGGCAGTGGGTTCTGGTGCCGGGCAAAGGAATCGAACCTCTGACGCGCAGCTTACAAGGCTGCCGTTCTGCCACTGAACTAGACCGGCTAATTTGGTTTGAAATTACTTACTGATGCTGGATGTCCATTTGCGCCAGCGAGCATCTCTAATCTCTTGGCTCATCTTCTGATCTTCAAAGCGGTCAGAAAGCTTTATCGAGTCAGGAAGCAATGCCCAGGCAACATAAAATTCGTGCGGCTCGAACTCGCCACCTGCAAATTGATATGCGCCGACATGGTAGACCTCGCCATCCTCTTCCAGCGCCACCACATGGGCAATATGCCAGCCATCGCACGGGTTGAGAAGAATCACCCACTCACCATCCAGATCCTTTGTCAGCTTTTCACTGGCAGGGCGGAATACCAATTGCTCTGTGATTTTCTCGGACATGCTGGCTCCAGAAACGACAAAACCCCGCACGGTGGCGAGGTTTTTATGTTCAGTCGACAATCAAAGCTATGGCGACGATATCAGATTTACATGAAATATATGCTTTTCAGTTCGGTTTTGCAAGAGTTGCGTGCGAATTTGTCGCCTTTTGTTGTGAACGTGATCGCGTTACGGACATAAGAGCGCCACTATCGAGTCGCTTAAAGCTGTTCCGCATCGCCAGCCAGTGGGGCAGGTACGTTTCTGTCCAGGTGGATTTCGCCACGCCAGCCAGTTCTGCCAGTGCCTGGTATTCGTACGTCTCCCGCCCAGCTAGCTCAGCTTTGACGTCCTGCGCCGCCAGCCATATCAGTTTCTTCAAGCGTTCCATCGTCTTGCCGGCCACCTTTTTCGCGCCGAGCTGTTCCCGGAACTCTGCCCAGGCCCACTGTGTAATAGCTACCTGGTACTCGAAGCGGATGTTCTCGCTGTAGTTCCAGAGCAGCCATGCTTTCTGATGGTCTTCCAGCGAAAGGACAGCGCGGCGCCAGGATGCGGTCACGAACTCAACCGGACCTACCAGTGCGATGGATGAGCCCTTGGCGCGGGACTGGCTCCCGCTCATCGCCGGGCCGTCCGGATTAACTTTGCGGCCGGTGACCGGATCGGTGATTTTCTTCCGACCCCGGCTGCGCGCCGTCGCGGTGAACTGCGCGTTCTCGGCGAAAGCTACCAGTTGCCCTTTCGTCGCCCCGCTCAAATCTGCGGTCGCCACAATGAGCTGCTGACGTACGTATTCCAGTTGCTGACTGTTCATTGTGCGGCTCCTGCAGGATGATAGATGCGAACGAAGTTACGGAGAATGCGGTAATCGACCAGCACGGAACCCGGGCGGCGGTAAATCCGGAGGCGCTGCCAGCGCGCTCGGAGTATCTCGATCGTTTCTGGCTTCATGCTGCCTCCTCCATGACTTGTGCATAGTTCAGATACTGCCCCCAACAACTGACCAGAACCCGTGCTTTCACAACTGCTTTCTCTTCATTGCACCACCGGCAGAACCAGTTAACAGCACCGTCGATCTCTTGCTTAACCTTATCGGCATTATCGAAGCGCACAGGGTAAACAACATCATCGAAAATAGCCGCCGTGGTCATTGGATATTGAATTTTGCTCATGCTGCCTCCTGCTGTTTCAGTGCTTTGAGCTTGGCGCGGTACTCATCGCGGATCCGAATGAAGTCTTCACGGCGGTAGTTGGTCATTTCGTGGGGGCCGTTGAGCCAGTCGACGTAATCCTGACCGTAGCGAGCGACCAAGCCAGCTTCGTATTGCTGGGCGACCGTCGCCTCTTTAGCGGTGTACTTGCCAGCTCCGGCATTGCAGGATTTACACTGCTTATGGGCGTTGCGTTCTTCAAAGCGAAGTTCAGGGTTTGCACCTACAGATTTGAAATGTCCACAGTCCCACTGGCCGCCGTGCAGATCGGGCGGGTTGGTCTCTCCGCAGCTGATGCATGGCAAATAAGCATCACGCGCGCGGATGTAGGCGTTAAATGCCTGCTGAGCCTGAGCCTTGTAGTAACCGGCGGGCCGCAGTTCTGCCAGACGCTCTTTGCGGCGCTTGCGCCCGGCCTTCTCTGTCTCCTTCTGCTCCCTTATTCTCTTGGCTGCCTCTTTCACCTTTTGCTTAGCTCGCAGCTCCAGTGCGTAAATGGCGCCATGTTCAGGACAGCACCACCAGACGTTGTCGAAGGTGGCGGTGAACTTCGCTTTGCAGACCTTGCAGGTGCGACGGGTTGGTTTACGCATGGCTCCTCCGTGCAGCGAGACGCAGCCATTTCTGATCCACCAGGCGGGCGGTGTAGTCTTTCAAGGTCTGGATGTCGGATGGCCTAACCACGGCCTTGCGCTTGCGGCGCGCCGGGACGCGGAAGATTTCGTTTGTGATGACGCGGGAAAGTGGAGTAGACATCATTCCTCCTGCTTATCGCGCAACTGCTGGTATTCGCAGCTCTGCGGAATGGTCAGGTGACAGCCGATATTCATCGCCCAGGCTTCGACCTTGCACAGGAAGATGTACATCTCTCCGGTTTCCAGATCGGCGGTATGGCGGAGGGATTGCACGGTGGTGACCTCGCCGGACACGACATCTACCCGGTCTTTGCTTTCGTAGCCAAGATAGGTGTGCTTCATCGCGTCTTTGACCCACTCGGGTGTAGCGAAGGTCTTACCGCGGGCGATGAGGTACTCGCTGATTTCCGTGTACCACATGTGGCTGAGCGCGTTCTGCGACAGGCTGCGCTTCTCGCGCCACGGCTTCACCTGCAGGCGGAAGCATTGCCCGGCATCCAGTAGGGGCTGAATCTGCTGGCCGATGGCTGCGAAGTTGCCGCGATGGAGTTTAATGCCGTCTACTGGCAGAGTCATACGGCCTCCTTAACGGAAACCGCAGAATGCAGAAAATCGCAGGTGCCGTTAAGCATCTGTGACAAGGTGAGGAGTTCAGATTGTGGTCGCATTTAAGTCCCCTTAAATGCGCAGAAGTCATCGAAGTTGTTCAGGCTCCGATGACATGATTATGGCGGGTTGATTGTGGAAAATCAAAACTGTTTATGAAAAGTATTTTACTGGCGTTGGCTGAAGATCATCGATTATGGCAGTAACCATTTCTCTCGGCGTGTTAGCTTTATCAGCAACAAGATATAGTGCAGGTTTTCCTGTAGATTTCTCAGCATGTTCAATTTTTGTAATGCTGAAAGTTTCGTATGTTTTTCTTTCATCATAAGTAACTGTAAACGGCAATTTTTCGCTATCCACTTGATGAACAAACGGCGCTACTCCGGGCTTAATAATCACGCAATCTAAACTCATTTTTTCTCCTCACCATTAGTTTTCCACATTGGAAGCCTTCCATGACAACCATTCCTTCCAAACATTTTCAGGATCAATATCAGAGTATCCGCGCTCAGTTGTCATGCTTTCTGCCACATCATCAGGCAGGCTGATTGCTGTCGCCTCATCACGAATAGACTCTACTTCTTGCTGGGTGAGCGCGCGACCGGCTTCTCGTTCTTTTGCAACCAAGATAGCTATCAGTGCGGGGATGAAAACAATCGTCACTTCTGGTTAGCCTCTGCCATTTCGATGTAACGCGGATCGTTACCTTTCGGTAAAGTTATCGACTTCTCACGATAAAACTTCAGGCGCTCAAGGAAGTAATCCCGCAAATGCTCGGTTTGCTCGCGCATCACCACCTCTGCGATAACAGGCATGTTCAGACGCTCTTTGTAGGCCACTCCGGAGGCAGCCAGGTCAACGTTAACCTTGTCGCGCTCTTCTTGGGATTTAGCCGCTATATTATGGTCTGACATCATCTCCCCTTCTTCGTCACCCGCGGGACAGAATATGCAGTTTTTGTTCCTGGATTGGCTACAACATACCCCGGTTGAATATAACGTGAGAAGATGTCCATATTGCCAGGAATTGAACTTTTAGGTATGTCTTTTCTTTCTAAATCAATCTTCCAACGCTTAAGCAGTTCCTTTGCTTTTTTTGGCGTAAGCGGGATGTTGCGCTCTTTTGCTACGGATAATATCTGCTCAACAGTTGGCAGCGTTGAAGTATTAGACTGTTTCATAGAGCCATCCGATTCGGAAAGGTTCGTGACGCTATTAACTCTCGCGCCAGATTAGTAGGTTGTACAACTCATTCCGCCATTTATCGTGGGGTTACAATTAGTTGTAATCGGTCTGTTAGCGGCATCGATAGCTGCTTGCTGAGCTTGCTGTTGTTGAATGGTCTGGTTTGCTTGATTAAGACCAACCTGCATTGCACCCATATCACGAGCTGCATAGCAAGCGTCCCGATCGCCATCATCACACATTGCAGAGACTTGACCGACAGTCTTGAATGCATAACGGCTGTGCCACATTGATCGGGTGTCACTCGTACAGCCAGCCAACACAGAAACTGCCACGATCACCATTAAAACTTTCATTATTGAATTCTCATTATTGTGAATAATATTTTGCTGACAAATTACCCGCACCCAAGACAACTCATCATGATTCAGCTCATCATTTTTGCATTTTTGCTATTTCCATCACAGTATATTCCTCCCCCAAACCATCAAAACTCGCTTCATTGCTGCGCTGTTGCGACACTCCTGAAATATTCCGTTGGTGCAGCTCCGCGCGGTACCGGCCTGCTCTTCCGTAGTCGCCAGACGATAAGTCACCGTTCGCCATACCTTGCTCACGCGCACAATCTTCCTGGCCCGCTCCAGGTCGATAGCGTTCTTCGTGATGCAGTTGATGGTCATGCCACACTCTGTAGCCACATCCTTCGCAGTGAAGGTCCGGTGCGTTTCGAGATAACGCAGAATTGCCTGTTTGCCTTTCATCAGAAGCCCCCTTTATTTTTCGGCTGCTGCTCACGCCCGCGGCGTTCTGCGGCGGCTGCCTGCTGGTCAGTGTCGTAAATTGCCCCGTTGATCTGATTGCAATAAACCGTACCGGTACTGCCGTGGCGGTTTAGCCTAAGAAGCAACTCTGTCTCTCCCGGCGGTACGCTGTCATCGAATGCGCCTTCACGGTGAATCCCCACCCAGTAATCGCAGTCCTGCTCAATCTGGCCGGTATCACGGGAGTCGCTCGGCAGCGGTCGTTTGTTTCCTCGCTCTTCAAGTTTTCGGTTCAACTGGGTAAGCAACACCACTACGCAGCCAAGCTCTTTGGCGAGATTCTTCAGGCCTTTGGTGATCATCCCGTAGGCCAGGTCATTACGGTCGGCTTTTTCGGCGGTCATCAGCGTCAGGTAGTCAACCAGGATCATGCCTACGAAGCCCTTCTCGCGCTTGATTCGGCGGCTTTCGCCAACGATGTGTGCCAGTGACAGGCCCGGGGTGTCGTCGATGTACAGCATGTCAATTTCACTAAGTCGCCCGGCTGTAGCGATCGCCTTCTTGAAGTCGCCGTCGTAGTCGCCCTGATATTGGTCATCGGCGTCATCCGTGGCGGGCATGTAGAAAATGCTCGGGTTAATGCCGGATTTCTGACCAACAAGCTTTTCGAGGATCTGGTCGCTGGGCATTTCCAGGCTGAACATCAGCGCTGGTTTTTTCTCACGAACCGCGCAGTTGATCGCCATCTGCCCGTACAAGGTTGTCTTGCCCATCTTTGGCCTTGCGCCAATCACGAACAGAGATCCTTTGACCAGACCTTTCGGCGCCAGCAGTCGGTCGAGTGACGGAATACCGGTACTCATTCCGCGCTGTTCGCCTGAGGGGTCAAATCGCTTCTCCAGATCCGCTACCCAGTCATCCATAACCTCGCCGAACGAACGCAAACCACGGCGGCTCCCGGTTTTTGAATGATCTGCGAGCTGGGTGAAAATACCCTGAATGGCCTCGTACTTCTGCGTAGCGCTCATGCCGTTGCGGGAATACAGCAGCTCAGTAGCTTCGGTCAGACGATTGATGCCATAGCGTTCCATTGCGGCTTCCCGGACTGATGCAGCGTATGCCACGATGTTTGCAGCGCTTGGAGTGTTCTTGGCGATCTCTGCCAGGTAAGCAAAGCCACCTACCTGCTCCGCGAGCCCTTTGCCTTCAAGCGCGTCGAACAATGTCAGACCATCGACTGGCTTGTTGTCGCGGAACATCTGGCGCATCTCGGCAAAGATCAGCTGGTGAGGTCGGCTGTAGAACGACTCAGGCTTGAGCATCGCCATAACCTTCTGGACTCGCTCGCTGTTGTCATCGTCCAGCAACAAGCCTCCGATAACGCTCTGCTCTGCTTCGAGGTTTTGTGGAACAGCCATGAATTCAGCGGTCATCACGATCCCCCTCGCGCACTTCGATGTAGAGCTTTTCGGTCAGGAACTTATCGAATTTCATGCGGCGCCAGGTCTTGCCAGATTTCTGGTCAGGGCGGTCTTCAAGCATCCAGCGGCAGTTCTGAGCGATGTAACGCAGATAACTTCTGAACCCGTCCATATCCATCGGCTTTCCGTCAAGGTTGCGGGCAATCTTGTTAGCCTTACCCCAGAAGGTGCGGATCAGATTGCGTCGCTCATCAGTAAGGCATCTCCATCCCCGGGCTTCAGGTAGTTCGTCTTTCAGGCATTGCCATACTTCATCGCATGACAAACGGGACTTTTTCTCTTCACCGTGTTTCTGGTCATTTGCAACATACTTACTACCGTTAGGTAGTAAGTTATTTAATATATTGTTATCTGTGGACACTGGCTGGACATCGGCTGGACACTCAGCCTCCACAGGCATTGGTATTACTGCGTTTGCGCTGGACACTGGCTGGACATCGGCTGGACAAAAATTTGACTGATATTCGTCATATTTGACCACTTTTAGAACAGTAAAACGGTTGTTCGATTTGGTGGTGATCATGCCCAGATTCAGGAATTTACGGAGCAGTGATTTAACGCGATCAGCGGTCAAGCCCGTTTCCATTGCCAGCGTGTTTCGCCCGGTAATGAACTCTCCGCGTTCGCAGATCACGTCGCCGACATCAGTAGATACCAGCGTCTTTTCGTGATTAGCGCGCAGGAGCAGGTGAACCCATAAATGAGCCGCCTCAGCGTCCTTGTAGAACGGCACATCCATAATTTTACGGTGCAGCAAGGCAAACCCCTTACCGTCATTCGTGCGCGGTTTCTGGAGCCTTCTGGCCTCTCTGGCTTCGGCTAAATTGGATACGTTACCCACGGCCATTCTCCTTGCGTTTCAGTTCTTCCAGGATGGCGCGCATCTTCTCTGCCACAATCGGATTAACCGAACGGATGAAGCGGTCGCGGGTTATGTTTTTATGTACAGCGGTATGGTAATAGCGTGGATTTTTTGCCATTATTCCTCCTGCAACTACTGTCGTTTTTGCACCAGAAAGTCGGTTCTGTTCGCGCAGACCGGCTTTCGCCATTTCTGTAGTTCTCACATAACCCCCAGCATCGACGTGACCATCGTCATTAGCGGCCCTACCTGCTCAGGCATGAGGCGAAAAAGCGATGCTATACCCTCGCTTACCTCTTTCAGCTTTTGATGCTCTGGAGCGTCCAGCAGCACTGCCTGTTTAGCTTCGGCACACTCTTTCATTGCAGAGGCGATCAGCGACATCGTGTCGTTCTGTGGCGCCAGGCGGTTGCGGTACTCCAGCGGCAACACGGCCATGATTGCCGGAGCCAGCTGTCGAATGTTGTTGGCGGCGTACTCGGTGTCGCCATCGATCCAGCGAAACACTTTTTGCATCTGACGATGCGAGTCAGTCGGGATATCCAGACCGTTGCCGCCGGTAGCCCGCCACTCTTCAACAATCAGCGCTGCGACAAATTCACGGCTGCGGCAGTCAGCTGCCCAAGCGCGAACAGCTGCGCGGATCCCATCGATGTTTAACGCCGATGAATCAGGTTCCCGGCGATTCTGGTAAATCATCGCTGTTGGCGAAAATTTGTTACCTTGTTGATACGCAAGTGAATGCATTGCTTTCCCTTTCGTGGTTAGGGCCGCCGGTCAGGCGGCGTTGCTGTTGATTGGTGGAAATACGTCATCAACGCTTACTGAAGCGCCATGCTTATTCAGAGCTGCAACAATCGCCCGGCACTGCTCTAGGCTTAAGCTGCGTTTATTTTTTTCGTAATGGCATACCGCACCTGTCGTCAGGTTCAGCTCTTCGGCCATCTGGCGCTGAGTCAAGCCGATGTTTCTGCGGATTTTTCGGATGTTGTTCATGTCGGGTCTCCTTTAAACAATTTAAATATACGTTTTGTATTCTTTGTTAGCAAGCAAAATATACGAATTGTGCCTCGCGCAAATATATACAACTTGTATCATTCAGGTATGACTATGAAATGGTACGACTTAGCTAAGACCCTGATGAAGAGTCAGGGCATCAATCAGGAACAGCTGGCGGAGCACCTTGGGATTACTAAAGGTGCGGTAAGTCATTGGCTGAACGCTCGGCGTGAGCCAAGTCTTTCCGAGATCGCAAAAATATTGCAGTTCCTTGGCAAAAAGAACTTTTCCGTAGGAGCTGGCGGCTTGATCATTGATGACACACTTAAGGGTGATGTTGAATACGCAGGTCCCTATAGCCCAGGAAATAAGTACCCTGTTATCAGCAGCGTTCAGGCTGGTTCATGGTGCGAAGCTGTTGAGCCCTACACCCTAAAGGATATAGATCTCTGGCTTGAGTCAAATGCTCACATCCAGGGAGACGCGTTCTGGTTGCTCGTTGAGGGGGAGTCTATGACAGCCCCTACTGGGTTGAGTATTCCTGAGGGAACCTATGTACTTTTCGACACCGGAAGAGACGCCGTCAACGGTAGCCTGGTGATTGCTAAGCTATCTGAATCGAATGAGGCAACTTTCAAAAAGTTAGTTATTGACGGCGGCCAAAGATATCTCAAGGGACTCAACCCCCAATGGCCGTTAGTCCCTATCAACGGTAACTGCAGGATTATAGGTGTTGCCGTGGAGACCAAGCTTCGCTTGGTGTGAAGCTAAACCAAAGCCTTTGTAGGCACTTGACCACGTTAATGCATTATCTATCGCTGAACCACCACACACAATAAACTGATTTTATTAGACATATCTTCTTGTTAGTGTTTTCTTGTTTTTAACTTGAATAAAAAAATAAAGCTAAAGTTTTTATTACCGATAAGTAATATCGACTAGAAAATTTTTACACATTCTGTAAAATCTTTGCACCTTGACGTAGGAAGAGCGTCTACAATGACAACAGTGGTTTATGACAGATTAACAAGGGCAGTTACCAGTGATTCAAGATGGTCATGTGATTTAGACGCTTTTGACCCTGGGTATGCAGGACATATCCTATATGTTGATGATACTGGTTTCGGTAAACTTGCTATTCGTGAAGACAGCGTAATGGTTTTAGCTGGAAACGGTATACTGATCGAGTTATGGAAAAAATGGTTAACACGTGAAGTGTTATCATTTGAGGAAGACACCCCCCCTCTTTCGATACCTGGACAGATGCCATTTTCAATATATCTCATTGAAATATCGACAAATAAAGTATTATTCGATGAGGGTCATAAGCACACTATCTTCGACACAGAGAAAAATGAAGTCGTGGCAGCTTTTTCCGGTTCTGGTGGACCGCATGCTGCTAACAATTGGATGACTTCACTTTGCGCACGTACTGCCATTGATTTTGCCAAGTTGCAAGATCACTATACCGGTGGAACGGTAAGATATGTGGATTTTAGTTCTGGAAAATGCGACTTAGAATCTGAACTAACTACTATTCAGGAAGTTGTGAATTTGATGCTTGAGAGGGGATTTATTATGGATACTAAAAAACCAACGGCCGCCCCAGTTTCAATCAGTGCTCAGGAAGTTGCTCATGTGCGCCAGTTGCTGGCGAATGGTTCTATCATGCCTTCCGCCCCAGTTGGTAAGGGTGCAGCAGACTGGAGTGATGAATCTAAAGCAAGATTCTTTAAAGCTATTGAACACATTCGTGACTCAGAAGCCAACCGAAAAGCCAAAGCTTAATTCTATATTCAAAAGAAACCCGGCCATCAGGCCGGGTTTTTTTATGCCTTTCACCCTCCCC